ACAGCAATTCTTATCTTTAGATAAAGATATGCAAATTCATATGCTAGAGTCAATGCTTAAAGAACTTATTGGATCAAAGATTCAGCCAGTGCTTGACCATATCAACGAAAATGGAACTTACGCAATTTTAAAAATTGCGGAGTAATACATATCACACCCATAGGGGGTTGATAGATGTCAGCCCCCTATGGTAGAATAAACCCCTAAACAGAAAGGAAGCAAAATGACAGTAAATGGATACACTTACAAGGTTGGTGATTTATTCACCACTCTAAAGTCAAAACAAACAGGAGTTATCAAAGAGATAATCCAAAACTCATCTGGCTCGGTGAGAGTTCTGCTGGAAATGCCAACAAAGGAAACTCGTTGGACAACAGTTACTAACGAAGCCCTAGTATAAAGAGAGGCAGGGGCTACTGCTTGTCAGTAGTCCCTGCTATAATACAACCAACAAACCAACCAACGAAAGGTAATATATGTCAAGAGCAATTACAGTTAAAGTACCAACACCAAAGGTAATCAAGGCACTAGAGAGCACACTTGCTAAACTAGAGTCAGATTATGCTTCACAAGAAGCAAACGAAACAAAGTTCCAAAAGAAGCAAGAAGCGTGGAAAAAGGAAATTGGAGATTGGGCTATCAAGAACTTCTCTAAGGCAACTAACCTCCGCACATCTTATCGTTCTTGGAACAACACTCTCAATGTGGACTTTGACATCATCACAAAAGAGTCGGCGTTCCCAGTAGAACCTGAAAAGGACTTTGAGGTTATTCATCAGCACACCTATCGTGAGATGAAAGAGGACATCACAAATGCCCTAACAATTCTCAAAATGACAGATGAGGAAACAGTAAATGCTTCCACAATGAAGCAGATTGCTAAGTATCTGTAAATAAACTTTGGGGGGTTAGCACATAGAGTCTAGACACCCGAACCCAAACAACCTGAGTAAGTTGCTAAACTGCTCACCACAACCAACTAACGAAAGGTAATAAAAATGTCTCCAATTCTAGATACTGCTAAGGGTCGTTTCTATCGCAAGGGCGATGTATTCACAACTGGCAAGTCAGGTATAACAGGCACAATTAGCGAGATCATCTCTATCCGTCCTAATTTAACTAAACTAGGACTGAATACAGAAAATGGTCTGCGCTGGGCTATGGTTAAAATCGGCGCTTAATGTTATACTTCTAGTCCCTACTAACAAAGGAAACAAATGCGTAACAGATATCGTATAGAAATATACGACGACATCAAAACAAATGATGTAACGCTTTACTCAGAACAGGGAGTAGATAAAGATCTACTAACTGAATATGTATTTAGTAACATTACTAAATTCAGCAGCACCGTCCGAGCATATGTCTTTGACAACTTAAAAAAGAAAAAAACAACTGCAATGTTTCTGCCAATGGAAACAGTCCAAAATGTAAAAGCAAAACTAACTAAGGGTGTGGCTCTCAACTGAGAGTCACATCTTTAGGCCCGCAAATAGCTGCGGGGTTATCCACAGCGTTACGGTAGCCTGTGGATAACCCTGGAATATGTGATGTTTATCACGATGGACAATTAGGACAAATGACTATCAAGTCTTGTAGATGTCAGTCCCCTATGTTATACTTACCTTAAATCAAACAATGAAAGGAAGTTATGGCTCACAACCTAGAAGTAGAAAATGGCGAAGTTGCATTTGCTTTGCGTGGCGCACCAGCGTGGCACAATTTAGCAAATCGTATCTTTACAAAAGATGAAGAAGTTACAACCGCAACAATGCTTGAACAAGCAAAGTTGTCAAATTGGAATGTTCGTTTATCTCCTATCACAAATCACATTTCAGAGGATTGGAATGATGTATCTCAGGCTCAGTTAGTATTGCGTACTAATCCATTCAATGGCGGAACTGATGTTCTTGCAACTGTTGGAAAGCGTTATATGCCCGTACAAAATGAAGAGTTATTTGCATTTGCAGATGCTATTCACGATGCAAATCCTGAGTGCCGTTGGGAATCTGCGGGTTCTCTTAAGAAAGGCAAAGTTGTATTCGGTACTGTTGATATTCCCCGCACAATGGTATTAGATCCACAAGGCGCTAATGATGAGACAAAACTTTATCTTATCGTCTGGACTTCACACGATGGCTCAGTTGCTGTTCAGGCTGCTGTTACCCCTGTTCGTGTTGTCTGCCAAAATACTCTTAACCTTGCAATGAAGCAGGCTAAACAGTCATTCAAGATTCGTCATACACAATCTGTTGAAGGTCGCATCGCTGTTGCTCGTGAGACTTTAGGTCTTGCGCTAGGCTACTTTGATGAATTTGAAAAAGAAGCACAGGCGCTTTACTCTCAAGCGATTACCGATGCAGAATTTTCTAAACTAATTAACACACTATACCCTAAGCCTGAAAAAGATTCTAAGGGTGCGCTTAAGAAATGGGAAAACAAAATTGTTCTCCTTGATGAGTTGTATCATAACTCACCAACCAATGCTAATATCAAGGGCACAAAATGGGGTGCGTTTAATGCGCTAACTGAACGCCTTGATTACTACCGCACAGGTCGTGGCAATTCTGAAACACTTATGGCAGGTGCATCAGGCTTTGACCCAATTCTTACTGCTGAGAAAAACAAAATCAAGTGATTGGTTTTGGCTTTCTAAATAAATAAATCCTGAGCAAGATTCAAAACTGCTCACCATTTGGTCCGTTAGCTCAGTTGGTTAGAGCGCTACCCTGTCACGGTAGAGGCCGTCGGTTCAAGTCCGATACGGATCGCAAGGCCCGCAAATATGTGCGGGATAGAGGCCTGTGTTACGGATCACATAAAAAATCCCTGGAATCTATTGTGCTTGTCAGTGGGAACTGCTACAATTACGCTATTCAACGAAAGGAATAAAATGGACCGCAGAGAATCAAGAATGAACGGTTACGTCGGCACAATTGTTGACGGAGAAAAACTTGCAGCGATTGCAAACGGAATCTATGCATTGCAATACAGTAATGATTTTAGCAAATGTACAGTGGATTCATTATTGTTTATCGAACTTGAAGAGAAAAATGTATTTGGAGATCCTAAGTATGCCCTTGTATGTTCAGAGGGTGTTGGCTGGGAACAAGATACATATGGCTGCCTAGAGGTGCCGACCAACATTGGTCAAATGGGTCTATGGAATGGCCGTGTGTTTATTTCAGTAGATACTGTTAAAGAATGTCTAACTGATAAGACCGAGGATATAGCAGATTACATTAGAATCTTTGGTGATAGATTAGATAGCAATTGCTACCTGTGGCAGTCTAAGATGTCAGTGTCCCCTGCTACAATATCGGTCTAACGAGAGGATAAACAATGCCAAACTGGGTATATAATACATTAACAATACAAGGTCCAAAGTCTGAGGTAGATTTTATCAAGGATAAATTGAATGAGCCTTTTACTGTATGGCACGATTCTTGGAATATGGAAACCAATACTATGGAAGTGTCTGAGTCTATCTATTCCGCTCCTGTCTTTGCATTTTGGAATATCCACTCTCCATTACAAGACGGTATTACAATGGAAGAGTATGTTCAACAGCCTAATAGATTAGGAACAGATATGAAAACTGATCCTGATTGGTTTGCTAAAGAAGTTGCTCACGCTAAAACTCAGAAGGATTGGTATAACTGGAATACATCTAATTGGGGAACTAAATGGGATGTAGCAGTTGCAGATGGCAACGAGTATTCCGATACTGAAATACTAGAAGAGGTTTCAGATGGCGAGAATAACTGGGTTGTATATAAGTACAATACTGCTTGGTCGCCTGCTGTAACTATCTTAACTAAACTAAGTAATCTTATTCCGAACTGCCTGCTCACATTAGAGTTTGAGGAAGAAACAGGTTGGGGTGGGGAATATGAGATTGTCCGTGGAGAAGTAAAAGAATTGGCTGAATACGAGAATATGTGTCGTGAATGCGATTCATATGATACATTGTCTTATTGCGAGAATGACTGCGGTGAATTCTGTTCTGAATGCGAGCACGGAACTTGGAGAGACGAAAAGGCTATGAAAGAATGTCAGACCCATATGCTAACATTACCTTTAAAAACCTACACACAGGAAGAGGCACTAGATGTACTTTGAATTAACAGCACCAGATCAAAACTCTTTTAATGCTGCGCTGTGGAGTGCAGAGATAATTGGTTTAGACCCTGAATACATTGATGGTAAAACATTGACTTTCAGCATTGGAACTGGTAGTATTGAGAAAGTAAGTAACATTCGTGATAAGTATAATCTAATAGAAACGTACTGGTCCGAATACGAAAAGACAGGATATTAGGAGAGATATGTCAGACTACAAAGAAGGCTTTCAAGATGGTATTAACTTTGCTCGTGAAGTTATAATTGAAAACCTACGTGATTGGGCGGAAGATCACGAAAGTGGTGATGTTTTAGATTGGGTAGCGGACCGAATTGAAAGGGGCACAGATAATGGTTGAAGAAGATTTAACACGTTGGATTGCTTGCGATAAATGCGGAGATTCTGCTCAAGCAATGTGGCTCATCAAAATGGTTGCAGGCGAATTGTATTTTTGTGGACACCACAAGAATAAGTTTGAAAAAGACCTAGACAAGGTGTCGTATGAAATGATAGAATTAAATAAGGTAGAAGAAGTTCAACAACTAGTAGAGGTGGAGTAATACAATGGGAGATAGAGCAAACTTTGGTTTTAGACAGAGCACAGGGAATACAATCATTCTCTACGGCCACTGGGCGGGTCACGGGATGTTAGAGAATCTTGCTGCTGCAGTAGAAAAGGCACGGCCACGTTGGAGCGATGAAGGCTATGCTACACGCATTGCTATCTCAAGATTGGTGGCGGATGACTGGACCAGCGAAACAGGTTGGGGAATTTATGCTAATGTGATAATGGACAATGAACATAAGATTCCAGTTATTGATTGGCGTAACAATACATTCTCATTGCACGAAGAGGCTCCTTGGTCTGAATCAGACTCAAACAAAGTTCGTGGAATGCAGGACGAACCAATCTTTACAATGTCTTTGAATGAATTTGTAAATAAATACTCAAAGGCCCTGGTATAAAATTAAAGGTGCACCTATCAGTCAACTAGTCTTGGCCAGGTGTTAAATAAAGCAGATCTTTTTACTTTCGTTGGTAGATGCTAGCAGCCTTAGTAAGAAATCCTACAATGTCCCAAAGCTTGTCAGAGCTAATTCACATTGTGGGATTTTTATGCCCGCAATGTTAGGGGAACATATCTTTGTTTACGGAAACATATATAATTCCCTGGAAAATGTGGGCCAACTCACAGGCCCAAAGCATTCCAAATGTCAGTGGTCCATAGTATAATTCTCATATAACGAAAGGGAGAATAATGGAAGATATGGATTTCTTAGATCGGCAAACAGATATGATCAATGACCTAATCATTGATGATATTAAAAATGACCTATTCCAAAATTGGATAGATAGCGCATATGAAGAAGGCGCTGAATATGCTGAACACAAAATAATGGAATATGCTTCAGAGGATTTACAGCAAGCATACAATGTACACTATGGTTTAACTATGGATGATGATAATTACTTTGTTCCCGCCAATGGTTGGGATGAATACATTGAATACCACCAAAGGAATATCTAATGACATACTATAACTTCGTAATTAAATTACACGGCGCCGTTGGCGCTAATAGCGAACAAGAAGCAATTGAGAAAATCAATGGACATCTTGACGATATAGGTGATGTAGAAAGCCTAATCAAATATGATTTAGGTTGGCCTGAAACATCTTGGGAATTGGAAGAAGTATGTTAGGTTATGCTGCTACTGATGTAGACGATATGATTTATGCTCTTGATTCTGTTCTTACCACAATAAATTCAGATGACGACCCTTGGCTATATAACAATACCTGGAGAGCAATGGAGCTTTTAAGGGGTTTACAAGCAGAAGGGTACTTTGATAATGACTAATCAATTTATGGAATATATGTCTATTCATCTAATTAGTCTTAATCAGGATTATGAGAAATTCTATGATGAATATAGAAATAGCTCGGAGTATGATAGTTCTGATATAGATAACATTAGAGGACAAATCAAGGCAACAAGGCATTTGATGTCAGTGGCTTCTGATATGATACTGCTATGAGAGATATTTACACTGAGTTCCCGCCTCATTTGCAAAAGCAGGTGGACCTGGGAGAAAGCGGCACAGACATAATGCATGGACATCTAAAGAATCTAATGTATGAATGTGAACAAGAGTTGGACCCATTAGATAAAAATGAACTGGAAATGAATTATCTATCAGGCCGTATGGACACCTTGACAGAAATATATGCAATGACATATAATTTAGCATTCGCTATATCGGACAGGAGAAAACTTAATGGAACTAAGTAATGAAGAGCATGCACGTATGGTTCAAACACATTTTGCTCTAAATGAGATACTTGACCGAGTTAGCCAACTTACAGTTGGATTGGGTCTTGTTTGGACTTGGACCTGGAGAACTATCAAGGATTACTATGATGATGAAGATCTAGTAGTAAAGGATGAGGATACTGTCTTTGCCGCCCTGTGGCAGGCCGTGGCAGAAGGCAGAGGCTTCTCATTGGAGTATGGTGCCGAACAGCACGAAGAAGAAGTACGTGAATGGATGTTTGATCTAGAACTCATGTCTTTTGCAGAGGATGAGGAAGAACTACCTGATATGGGAAATAACATTCTGATTAACTAATCAGATATACAACTTAATAGGCGGAAAGGCTATTTACAATTTCGTAAATAGTTGATATAATAAATATAACAAATTATCTCGGAAGGATAAAATACTATGACAACAAAGCGTGAATATCTAAAGTCACAAGGAATCACAGTCGGTGCCCGTGGTCGTTTCTCAGGAGCGGCAAAGGTAGCAATTCAAGAGGCCCTAAATAAGGGTCTAACATTTGAAGCAGAAAATTCGGCTAACAAAGCCAAGTAAAAAATAGGACGGGGAGGCTGGCGGGGCAACTTGTCAGCCTCTCTCTTTTTTGGTAGAATAGCAGGTTACAACTCAATACGAAAGGCGGAATATGAGTACAACACCCGAAACTAAAGTAGTAGAACAGATCGCCAACCTAACCGAAAGCCATTGGTTTAATGGCGCAATACTCGGCAGGCAGTTATCAGAACAGCCATTGTACACTCTAGATAGAATAATGGAAATGGTTGTACATATCCTGAGAAATCAATCTCTTAGACATAAGCAGGAAGCGGAAAACGGAATTACTAGTGAAGGTCTACTTCTTGCTAATGAACTATATAACAAGTTAGAAGTAATCAAGAAGCAATACAACTTCACAAATCTCAAACTGCCCAAGTAAATATAACACAACTTATCCACAGTCTAATCCACAGGCTGTGGATATTTTTGTGGAAAAAATCTGTGGGAATAGGGGCCATTTTTTCTATTTACGACCAAGCTATAAAAATCCCTGAAAATTGTATATAAATGTCGACAAATCTATTTAAATATATATAGAATCATAGACAAATTAGGCAGAATTGTCCAGAATTATATCAGAATAAACATACATTTATATTGGACAATATGGGCCAAAATGTCTATTTACGACCCATTGACAAAAATCCCTGAAAAATTCTATTGACAAATCTGGGTCAATATGTTTATATGGACAAATTGGACATTACGACCACATCTGTCTATATGGCTCAAATACACATATATATATTTGTCGATATATCGGTAGTAATTCAAAGCATATCTATAGTATAAATTGTGATTAGATCTTCTCTAGAATAGGTCAAATAAAGCCCTACAAGGGCTTCTGAGACATCTTTATGGACGGGGGGATATAAGGGTTAGCTGCTATTTTGCTCTAATTTGTAGCAGTTGCTATGCTGAGCAAGGTAGGCAGATAAATGGATCAGTTTTGCTGGATATAAATATCCTATTACATTGAGTACATTCTATCTTATTAGATGTATATTTACTATATGATGATTGGAGTTTATCCATTTGTTCCCGCCTATTTATATTAATTGAAACTATCTCCACAAGCACAGGATCCGTGTGCATTTGGATTATCGATTGTGAAGCCTTGCTTCTCTATTGTGTCTACAAAATCTAAGCTTGAACCCTGTAAATAGGGATCTGACATTCTATCTAATCTAAGATCAAAGCCTTCAAAACTATATATAACATCGCCATCTTTTTCTTCATAGTCAAAATAGGTCTGATATTTAAGTCCTGAGCATCCCCCAGGAGATACGGATACTCTTAAGAATTGCTTTAATCCAGGTGTAGTTATCTGAGAGTCTTTAATTAACTCTCCTACTTTCTTAATTGCGCTATCGCTTAATATCATACCAATAGTATATCATTAAGTCAGGTACTGACAAAATGGTCTCTCCCGCCGACTTTTTCACTAATTGGGATCTATATTTTCTTATCTAATTCTTTAAATTTAAGCTCTAATTCTTTGTTCTTAGTAAACCACATAGGTAGCGTATATCTATATTCACCAATATTGGAAACTCTATGGAGCATATCCTTACTATGGAATATAATTAGATCTCCAAGTTCTGGTCTAATAGATAAATCAATGTTTGGAAAGTCTAATACTCCACCGTCCTCAATAGTGTTTAAATAAACAATAGCACTATAAACAAACTGACCATCTGCTCCATCAGCAGTATCACTATGCTCTCCTACACTTCCTCCTGGCAGATGCTTAACAAACCAGAGAGAATTAAGGAAAATGTCATCAGTATCATTAAATGATTTAGATACCAGGCCTCTTACATCATCTACAATCTTAATGGATAACTCTGTTATATCCTCTAAACCCTCAATAATACCTTCACATGAACCAGCCCTATAAATAGCGTCTAAACCAAAAACCTTTTTAAACCAAAGTCCATGATGGTCTTTGGTAAATGATGTATAATTTTTCTCAATATATTCAATTATAAGTTCTGCTTCATCTTTACTAATAAAGTTCTTTATAATTTTTATGGGTAGCATAATTAAAGTACCTCATATCCATACTTTTTATTCAAAAATGTATATATATAATTATTTAGTGTGTCTTTATCTATATTCCTTAGTGTTTTTTCTTCAGGGAAAAATTTATCTACAAAAACAGTCCATGATTGGGCAAAGTCTTTATCACATTTCATATATATATCGTAGAAGATTTCATAGTCCCCGTTAGCGTACATTTTAAATAAATAAATTAGCTCTAAAGGCCAAGCCCAAACATTTTTATGCTTAATAGTATTAAATATAATTTGCATATCTTCTAGCATCCAGTCATAATCTTGGAGTTCGTAATGATCTAATAATAAGGTGTCGTACTCTTTATCTGTATTATATTTTCTAATATCTTGATTAACAATTTTTAACTTATCTGGCACAGAATTTGAATCTTTAAATAATTTTATAATATCTTCAGATAACTCTATTACTGTAACGCTATTTACATTTGGTTTTGTGCAAAGCCACAAAGCAAGTATGCCGAATCCTAATCCAGAGACAAGAACATCTCCGTACGCTAAATCATATGAGGAGTACATTTGTTTAATAACAAGATCATTTTTGCTATAGGTCATCCACTGTTCACCATCATTATAAAGAACAAAGAGATCACCTTGATATACAATATCTACGGTTCCAGAAGATGCTTCTTTAATAACAAAATTTGGTACAGAACTAAAGTTATAAGAAATGGTAAGCCCCTTATCTAAATTATGAAGATAGCCCTTTATATGAATGACAAGCACATACGCCTACTATCTGGTATGTTTTATTAACTTTAGCTAAATCATTATATGTAGCCATAGCTTTACAGTAATGACAAAGTTCTTCTTTTGTGTTCATATATCTATATCATACCATATATTCTAGTTGACTGCTTTATTCTTCTTGGTACTATATTGAATCAAATCATATCTACAGGATATACAGCAATAGAAAGCTTTCCCATTATAATCATATAGTTCTAGATCCTTAGATGGGTATTCATGCTTACATTGGTAGCAGATGCTCTTCATCTTCCCCGCCTTAAATCTACCATACTTCATCCTGAGCAAACTCAGAGTTCTCTTTAGACCATTGGTCTTCCCATAGGCTCATTAGCGATTCATTTCCAATATCATTAAAATAGTAACGCTTTAGTTTAGGATTATATGTCCATCCGTACCATCTATCGCCCTCTGCCCATGTAAGATTAGTTGGTCTATTTTTCTCGTGTTCCCACATTGATCTGTCTATAGATTGACATAGCTTTACTTCATTAAATATTGCATCTTTTAATGGGGTCCACCAAAATAGTCTATTTACTAGCCAGTCGATCATTTTAGCTCTTTCTGTCAGGTACTGACAAAATGTCTTCTCCCGCCGCACTTTTCGCTTCACTAATTGCGTCAATATTCTCCCATATGACTGTAATATTATTATCTATTACTTCATACTTAGCCTGATAGCCTAAGGCTCTCCAGTCCATCTTCATTATATGTCTAGGCATCTTTTCTCCAATGTAAAAAAGATTTAATGTAAACGACGGTATAAGCGACAGCGGCAAGTATAAAACCGTATTGATCAGTGATCACTGCATAGACAACCCACAAGCATTCGTTGAATATAAGCCATAACCATGCCCACCTATGTTTACGACCTACAAAGAATATACCTGTCACTCCAATTGCTGCTAATATATAGGACCAATAACTCATGTCTTTTTAGCCAATACATTCTTTACATTAAGTAGGACGTACTTAGTTCCGTCTTCATCTTCAATATCTGTCCCGCCGTGCTGTGGATAGTAAACAATATCTCCTACGCTGATATAGTCTATAGGGATAAGATCTCCTTTATAGTTATATTCACCTTCTCCTTTAGCAATTACTGTAGCTTCTTTAGGTCCGCTATCTTGAACCAAGTGGGTGAGTACGATTCCACCCTTACTAATCTTTTCGCCTTCTTCTTTATCTTTAACTAGGAGGAGACCTCCGATTGGCTTTATCATTTGTTATATTTATCCTTAATTCTTATCCATTTGCCATATAGGTTAGGTTTATCAGACCCTATATATTCTTGCCCTGTTTCTAAATCAATTAAAAGCCATTTTCCTGGAGCTTTTGTATGAATTGTTAAATCTATTGCAGTATCAAATTCATCTACTTCTGCTACTTGATAAATTTCAGGAAGAAAGTTATAAACATTATTAAGTAATTTTCTTTTCATACAACTTTCTTTCTACAGATAATCATTGTACAAAATATACTAATATCTGTCAACTATTTTAACCTACGCCAATCTCTATATATTCCATATTCATCAAGCCATCTTATGATGGTCTGTGGTGTCACCTTACAATTTTTAGCAATGTCTTCTATACTTATCTCTTGTGCTACGTATTGATCTCTTAGCCAAGATTCATTCATATACCTAGGATTACCCAAGGTGCGCCGTACATACTCTAGGACTAAGCGGCTCAATAGGAATCATTGCGCCACATCTTTCACAATAATTATAACTTAACCCAGTATATGGACAAGATCCTGCTTTAATTAAGTTATGATCTTTAATCTTACAAATAAGATATTTGATCATATTGACTCCTGGTTTCATATTTAATCCATCTCTTTATATTTAGATCCAGCCAAATTCATCTTCCATTTGATCTATTGAATCATCAATATCTCTATTTACTTCTATTTCAAATGGATCTATCATAACTTTCCTTTAATAATGAAAACCCATACAGTTAAGTATGGGCTATCATTAAAGTAATTAATTATACTTTCTTCCGCCCAGTTTTTTTGGGTGGCTTTGGAATTAGCGATGTTTCACGTCTAATTCCATGTCTATTTCTATCCACTTTCATTCCTGAGCGCAATCCTTGCTTAGGATTTCTTCTGGTAGCATCTTGGCTTGTAACGGCTCCTGCTGCTCCTGAAGCTGGCGGTGGAACCATTCCTGTTCCGTCCATTGACATTAGTTAAAATCCACTCCTGGAGCACTAGTTACTGGAAGATCTGTTTTGGTTCCAAGAGTGTCCATAGAATCTGTTCCAAACATTTCTGGTGAATTAAGTTGTCCTGGGCCCACATCATATACATTTTGGTTAGGCATTTCTGCGCCCATGAATGCTTCTTTGCCACATCCACACATTGCACACATAATTACTTACCTGTACCGAATGCTGATGTTTCTGCTGCGGTGTGAACCATCTTATTTGTTACACCTGCTGCACCTTGTGAAGACTTATCCTGTGCTGCTGGGAATGATCCTGTTGCTGGTGAATAGTTTTCTGTTGGCCATGGTGATGATCCTGATGGCTTAGCAGCTTCAAATCCGCCACCGTTTATTCCATTTGTTGTCATTTTATTACTCCTATAGGGTTGTATTTAGATGGGTCTAGAAATCCATCTATGAGTATATTAT